CCTGGATGAGTTGCGGGATGGCGGCGAGCAGTCCGTTGATTAGTGCCATCGTTATCTGCGGAATGGCTGCTACCAGCGGAGGTATCAGCTGAGGGATAGCGTCGAGGATCGCCAGGAATAGCTGCACCGCGCCCTGGATGAGCTGCGGGATGCCGGTCACGAGGGCCTGCACCAGCTGCGGTATCATCTGGACGATGGCCTGCACTATCTGCGGGATCGCGGAGGTCAGACCATCAAGAACGGCCAGTATCATATTGATGCCGGTCGTCACCAGCTGAGGCAGCATAGAGATGAGTGAGGTCGTCAGGTTCGTCACGAGGCCCATGCCTATGTTTACAATAGCAGGGGCGAGTGACACGATTTTATCCAGCAGAGTGCTGACAAGGTCGGAGACCTTGCTCGCGATTTCGGGAGCCATACTGTCGACCGTTGAGATAAAGCCCTCCATACCGCCGCCCGACTCGTTGAGCTTCGTGGTGAAGTCGTTCAAGAGGTCGGTGCCCGCGTCGGTCATCATTTGCAACTCGGGGACGAGTACGCCGCCGAGCGAGTTCTTCGCTGCACCTGCGCTGCCCTTGAGTCGCTGGATGCTATCGTCGAAGGAGCCGAGAGCCGCGAGAGTGTCCTCGCTCATTACAGCGCCGACGTCGTGCGCCTCTTGCGAGAGTTCCTTCATCTTCTCGGAGCCTGCCTCGATCATAGGGTTCAGCTCCTGCGCCGACTTGCCGAGTATCTGCATAGCGAGCGCGTCTCTCTCGGTCTCGTTCTCCATTTTTCCGAGCGCGTCGATGACTTCCCAGTATACCGTCTCTCCGTCACGCAGAGAGCCGTCCGAGTTTGTCACAGCGACGCCGAGCTTCTGGTACGCATCCACGGCCAGCTTGGTGCCGTCCTGCGCCGCCTTCATCGACTTGATGTTCTTGGCGTGGCTCTTCGTCAGCGTTTCCACGCTTACGTCAACGAGCTCCGAGGCGTATTTGTACTCTTGCAGCTTGTCGGTGGATATGCCGGTGACGGTGCTCATCGTGAGCATTTCGTCAGCATAAGCCGCCGCGTCTACGGATGCCTTACCCATACCCACGGCCGCTGCGCCTGCCGCGGTAGCGACTGCCGTGAGTCCTGCCTTCAGCCCTGACTTGAGCGCGCCGCCGAGTTTGCCGCTCGCCTTGTCTGCCTTCTTGGCACTGTCTGCGAAGTCGTCGAGCTCTTTGCCTGCTTTATCCGCTGCCTTCTCGACGTCCTTGGTGTCGTCCGTTGTATCTTTGGACTCGTCGCCCATCTTGTCTACGGCGTCGGCGGTTTCCTTCGCCGCCTTCTCGTAGCTGCCGAGCTTGTTCTCGGTGCTCATTATCTCACGCTGAATGGCTCGAAGTTGATCCTCGGAGACCTCACCGCGCTCGAACTGCTCCTGCACCTGAGCCTCGGCCTTTTTCAAAATTTTGAGTTTTTCGGCTGTATTCTCGACCGCCTCGGACAGCACCTTCTGCTTCTGCGCCAGGAGGTCCGCGTTGCCGGGGTCGAACTTCAGCATCTTGTTGATTTCACCGAGCTCGCCAGAGAGGTCTCGGCTCTTTTTGTTTACGCTTTCGAGGGCCTTGCCGAGTTTAGTAGTGTCGCCTCCTATCTCGACGGTCAGGCCTTTGATTTTATTAGCCGCCACTTGCGGGGTCCTCCTTTCCGAAGCGTTTTCTCAGTGCCGCGCGGTCGGGCTTGGTTTGCTCCATCATCCAGGCGTTGTCCAGATATTCCTCGCCCTTCTCGCTCATGCTCATCTTGTGAATGAACGCATCGCGCCGCCAGGTCAAGTACTGGATATACTCAAGCTGTCGAACTTCGTGGAAGTTGAGGCCTGTATAGTCGGCCACCAGCTTGACCCACCAGGAAGTGGTTGTATATTTATGCCCGCCCGCTCTATCCGGTATAGGGTAGAACGGGATCGTCAGTTTTTTGCTGCTTTAATTTCGTCGACGAAGTCCATGTACAGACTGTAGAAGACTATGACGTCCACGAGCTCCATCTTGTACTTGCTGCGAAGCTCTTCGCCGGTCACGGTTATGCCGTCAATATTACAGTTGATAAGGTCAGCCATGAGGCCGTACATCGCGCTGATGCCGTTCTCGTTTCCTTCCTTCACTACTTCCTTTATATCGGAAGCGGCTACCTGAAGTCTTTCGATGAGGGCCACCGTAGGCGTACACAGCACGATCTTGGTGCTGTCGGGGTCCTTTAATGTGATTTCAAGCTCGGGTTTATCGTAGCTGTTAAAATCGAAGGTTTTACGCATTTCTCGTTCTCCTTTTGTAGTTAATTAAAAAGGCGAGGAGCGGGCGCTCCCCGCCTTATTTCTTAGGCGCCAGTTGTCGCGGTGATCTGCTCGATGTACTCGATAAGAGTGCCGGCAGCGTCGTGAGGCAGAGCCTTGAACTCGGGCTCAATGAGAGCGCCGGAGTCCATCGCGAACGCGAAGCTCGCGCCTGCGGTGTTGCGGCCCTTAATGAGCACCCAGATGTCACCGTCCTGCTTGTCTTCGTGGTGGAAGCAGATGACGTAGTGCTTGCCCTGTGCGTTACCTGCGCCTCCTATCTTAGCCACGCGTCTGCCCTTCGCATCGGTGGACACCGTGCAGCGGTCGAGGATTTTCTGAAGGACTTCACCGTTCCAGGTGATGAGTCCGCACTTGAGGATCGCCGCCTCGCTGGTGGTGATGACCTTAGACACGTAGCCGAGGTCGTCCTTCTCTTCGTGGGTCTCTTCGGTGTACTCTACCGAAGCGCCGCTCTTGATGTAGCCCACACGGTTCGACTCGACGCAGAGGGTGTCCACGTCGGGAATGGTGTCGGTGAAGGGTATCATGTAGAGCTTACCGGAGCCGAGAGGTATCTGGTCTTTCGTTCTCTTGGTAGCGTTGGTTGCTTCAGCCATTGTTTATTCTCCTTTTTTCGATGTGTGTAAATTCGTAGATTTCCTGGTACTTCTGCTCCTCCTGGAGCCAGTACCCGCCCTGCTTTGTCCAGGGTATGCCGCGCTCGTCGAGAGCCTCCTCGATGGAGTTCCCGGCGGCGGCCAGCTCGTCCGCCGTAGGTGCGTATACTTCCAGGGTGTAGTCGTGGATGCGGAGGAGGTTCACACCGTCCGCACCGCCCGCTTCCACCGCGTCCATATACGTGCCGTAGGTTCCGCTCGGCGGCTTTGTGTGCCTCGTCTTGCGGAGCTTCAGCCCGGCGGCTTTTGCGATTTCGTTAATCATTTTTTGAGTACCTCCTGCACGGCTTGCTCGTACTCGGGGAGCACCTGGTTCACCGCGTCCTCGAGGAAGGGGTTCGGCTTCGTCCGGCCGCCGTTCTTCTTGTCGTGACCGTGGACGAGCAGGTGCGTGAGTCTGTAGTCGGGAGCCTTGACGTACCAGGTCGCGGAGACCTTTCGGGACTTGCCGCGTGTGCCCTTGTAGTCGGCGGTGATGTTCTTCTTGAAGTTTCCACGCTTACCTACAGGCGCGGACGCCTTCGTCAGCTTGACGAGTTTCTTCATGCTCGCCTCGGTGACTTGTCGGAGTCCTTCGTTGATCTCCTCGCCGTATATGCTGAGCTCGCGCTCAAGCGCAGCGCCGAGGTCGCCCGGTTTTACGCTCTTACTCATAGAACTCACCCACCAGCTTGACCTCGCGGTGCTGCTCCATATAGTCGTCGTAGTCCGTCACCTTGAACGTCCTGCCGCGGTATCTGATACGGTACAGCTGCGGACTGTAGGCTATAGCCTCCAGCTTTTTGCTGTAGCGCAGCTTGAAGGTGAGGCTCGCGTTGTACTGGTCGGCGCCGGCGTTCTGGTAAGTGCCTCCGCTGGTCTTGTTGACGTTGGCGTGGAGGTTCTTGCCGAACGCGTCCGTCCACTGCTCAGTCTCCGGGTCCTGCACCTCGATCTTGATGATTTTGTCGTATGTCAAGTGCTACCACCTCCGGCCGCTCTCTTCGCCCGGCGGAGCTCCGTCTTGAGCTGAAGCTCGAGGTCGTGAGCGTGACGGCTGCGTGCGCTTGCCTGCTTCTGGCTGCCTCCGCGGTCGTCGTATGCTTCGCCGGTGAAGTAGAGAACGAGCTCATCGGTGCGGGGATCGTCGGGGAGATACTCCTCGACGTCCTCACCGACCGCGCCGCGCATCATAGCCTCGCCGGACTTCATCGCCTTCTTGACTCTGCGCTCGATGACGTCGTCAGTCTCGTCTATGCCCAGGTAGTCGTAGGCATCCTGAAGTGTTACCATGCTCGGCGCCTCCTTTCGTCAGTGCTTAGGCGGTTACAGTAAGCTCGCCGTATACGAGAGCCTTTGCGTCCTTAACCTGGAAGTCCTCGCGAAGGATGCCGCGGAAGAGGGTCATATCTTCCTCGAACGCATTGAAGCCTTCGACTGCGGCCACGTTGGACTGGGTGAGGGTGAGCTGCTGGCGGTCGAACTTCTTCATGAACTCATGAGCGTCGCCGACGAAGCAGGGAGCCTTACCTTCTACGGTAGCGAGCACCTCGTTGGGTACCTGTACCACAGGGATGAAGGTAGAAGCTACCGCGAGTCTCATCTGCATAGGGTGAGCGGGGTCGGGAGAGAGAAGGTAGCGGTCGTTGCCATCCTTGAGGGTGTCA